GGCGTCCAGTCCAGCCGTGTGTAACTCTCTGATACGTCGTACTCAGCATCGAAGCGTTTCGTCGTATCACTTGCCGCTTCAAACGTTCGATGCGTATAGCGGTCGATTGACGCCTGCGCACGTTCGATTAGCGACGTGAGCAGAGCGTCATCGGTCGCCGATGTAATACCAAGATACGTTTTAACGGCGGCGGCTGTAGTGTATGGCATATCAAATCAACGCTAGATAGGTGAGTTCGTCAGTTGCGTGTGACGAAATCAGATAAAACACGTTCAGATTGTTGACGGGAATCCAGTCGGTCTGTTCGCCCTTTTCGATTTCAAAGCCGCTTGTCGTGTCGGCTGTACCATCTGGAATCGTCACACCGGCACCGCCGATGTAAAAGCTACCGCTATTCCCGCCAGCCGACTTGAACTTGACCATATAGCACGGCACATCTGGCAATTGCACAGCGGATGCGCTGCCCTGAATCTCGCCGTTTTTGACGATGCTAAACGTGCCGGGTTGCTCTCGGATGTTGCCATCGCCGAGGCGAACGCTAGGAATCATGTGTCACTCCTTAGACGGTGGCCAGCGTTGCGCCATCATTCGCCACAACACGCCAGCGCAAATCTGCGCCTGATTCGATGGCACGCAACAGCACCGTATCACCAGCATCGTTGAGCGTGATGCGATTGTTGCCGGTCTGATTGATACCGGTTGCAATGGCAATCACGCAATCGCCCAGATCCGTCTTCATGTACACAAGCAACTCTTGACCGACATACGACGGAGCGGCCAGGGTGCGCGTCTCAGCGCCGCCCGTGACAATCGCAACGGTCCCTGATTGCGTGACGGGAATTGCAGCGGCATCGCCAGGATCGGCGATGTTGTTCGCCTGAATCGACACACCATCCATGTCGATGATGGCCGTACCGTTGGCGTACTTCTGCGCAAAAGTCAGATTGCCGTTAATCCAAGTGGACTTTACATTTGCAAGTGGCATTGTTATCTCCATACGCTCTAGGCGTTTTTGGCGGTGGTTCCGCCGTCGCAAGTGTGCCGGTAGTGGATACCGGCACACTTAGAACGGGGGAATGTTTAGTCAGTGATAGCAGTCGGCAACGTTGCGCCGCTGTAGCGGGGTGCACCGACAAACAGGATGGTAACGGTGTTCGACGCATTGCCGCCGCTGTCAGACAGGTACACGCAATCATAGCCATCGGACAGAATCGACGGGTCAACTTCAAAGACAACCATCTGATTCGCAGATACGCCGGTGTCGATGGTGTATGTGTAGGCGTCGGCTTGGCGCACAAGCGTGTCACTGCTCGTGCCCATGTCGGCGTCCACATACAACGGCACGGCGGTGGTAATCGCCTGATTCGTGCCAGCGGCTACAGTCGTAGCTTCATAGAGACTCAACACGAGGTCGGTGTCACTGCTACCGCTGTGCATGACCACGAATGCGCCGTGGTGAAAGTTCTTGAAACTCACCACGTCACAAGCGACGGCATTCGCAGCGCCCTGATACAACAGGCTAACTTTGACTTGTTCGGAAACACTAGAGAGCATCATTGTTTATCTCCTTTATGCGCGAGTCGCCAGCGTGACAAACGGCGCAAGGGTGGCACTACCGTTGGCAGGCGTCAAAGTGGTGCGCCATGCGGGTTGACCGTCGAGGCGATAGGTCCAGCGGTACGCCATTTGGTCGGTCAGGAATTGCACGTGCATCGACTCAGCCGCCTGGATACCGCCCTTGTCAATCATGACGTATTGCGTCAGATCGGCCAGGATGATATCGCCGACGGTGCCAAGCGTGGAAGCGTATTCGACGGGAATAATCGGGCGACCCAGCAACGTGCCATAGGGCGATTGAGACAATCCGCCAGGTGGCATGTAGGCAGGCATACCGCCAGTGCCGACCGGAAATTCTAGTGCAAGCAACTGCGGTTCGATGTCCTGGTTAATGAACCACACAGCATTCGCGCGGCTACGTGACCACATGCGCGCCCACATCTTGAAAATGTTGTTCACCAGGATGGTAGCGGCGGGCTGATTCGTCTCTTTTGCCACGTTGACCGTTGCAGCGTTGCCGATAATGCCTACAGGCTGCCCAGCGCCCGTGCCACGGAAGATGGCATTCTCAGCGGTCCAGGTGATTTCTTCGCTAAGCGCCTGCTGTGCGATTGCGCCCAGTGCCGTGGTGTCGGCAAGCAGTTCGTCGGTCGCATACATGACAGCCATGAGCTTGTTGAGCTTAAGTTCCATCTGGCGGAACTTCGGCTTTGTCGCTGTAGCGGTGTCGCCTTCGGCGGCCCAATACGCCTGCACGCCACCCCAACGGCTACCGGTTGCGCGGCTAGTCTCATCGACTGCGTTCATAATCAGACCGTTGGCCCCGGCCCCGATGGGGATACGGCGCACACGGGGGACAACCTGCCCGACTTCAGTTGCAGCGCGGAAAATTTCAGAGCTGAAATTCGGCTGAACCAAAAAACCGCCGTCGCTCGGCACGGTCTCGTTAGCGCCAAGAATAGCCTTTTGCGCTTTCAGCCGTTCGTCGGTGCGGTGCGGCTGTGTAGCGGCAACGTAGACAGCTTTAAGCTGCTCGCCCAGGCTAGGCCACGGCATAGCGGCTTTCTTGTCGGTTTCGTCTTCCGTGACAATGAGATGACCGCCGCTCTTGGTAGCGGGTTCATTTTCGATGCGTTCCTTGAACGCTTTCAACGTGGCGAGTTCATCCCGCAGCGCTTTCAGGTCGGCGGGGTCCGCTTGCGGTTCGAGTTCGTCGAGCGCCTTTAGCGCCTTGGCCCGTTCCGTGTAAGTCTGCGCTTCTTCCAGATTACCCGCCGCGATTGCGTCCTTGGCTTTCTGGATTAGCTCCGCTAGAGTTGGCATGTTTATCTCCTACAATGTCAATAAGGTGAGTTCGATTTCGATTCGGCGTTGTGTCGATTCGTCGGCTACGGTTGCCACGGATGCGCTGTCCGTCTCTGGCTGTTCCGTCTCGGCGTCTGATTCGATTTCAGCCGGTAACAATGATTTGAGCGCTGGATAGCACTCAGATAACGCTTTGATAGCGGTTATCACGTTTTGGGTAATCATGCGGGGTTCCATCGGCGTCACGGTCAATGTGTCACGTCGGATAGGCCATCGGACAATCTGCCCATCGTCGGCTTTTTCCACGCTATCGCTGACCGCTTCGCTACTGTTGCCGATTAGCCCCGCTTCGATAAGTTCTTCCAAGTATTTGACATAGCGATTGCGCCGGTTCAACACACGCTCGACAAACAATCCACGTTCATCGACTCGCGCCGTTTTCCAGTCCACACGGCCCAGGATCTCGTCTTTTTCCAGTTCCCCGTGGCCATGCTCCCAGTCCACAGCGACCAAATCGACCGCCGTGTAAGGCGACTCAAAGACGGTCGACTTTGTAAAATACTCGCCACGGGTGCCGTTTTTGTTGAGTCGTGGTGAGAGCGTACCTTCCAAATCACGACCGCCAAACAGCACAATGTAATTACCGACTCGCAACTCTTCATCCGTCTTGGAGATAGCTTTTAGTGCGTTGCTATCGTCGGCTGTCTTTTCGTCGGTGCGTTGCCAGTCCAGGCAAGCCCAAAACCCGGGCGACTTAGGATCACGCTTGGCGCTGCAATTGTGCCGTGCCAGGAAGTTGGCGCGCCGTTCGGGGTTGTCCCGTTGCATGTCCAGGTTCGGGTCCCCATAATGGACAAGATAATCCTTGCCATCTACGGTCACGGTGCGCATGTATTTCTTGTCGTCACGAGTGGACGGTCTGCGCCGTGTAGCCGTGACAGTGACGCCGTTATAGGTGTACGATGCTTTGACATCGCTACTTGTGTTTTGCGGCTTGCCATCTTCGGGCAGTCCGCTGCGCCGCTTGCGCCGAATCAGTCGTTGCCGTTCATCGTCGCTCAGTCGCTCAGCACGGCTACGGGGTAGGCACTTAGGATAACGCTCACGGTAATCTGACTGACTCATACCATCCGTGGGACGCCCGCACGGTTCAAAACCGCCGCCGTCTTTAGGCCGTGAGATGTCTACCCACTCTTCGGCGAACCATTGCCCCAGGTCCTTGTAAGCCGCTTTCAGTACGTCGTCATCTTCAATCAAGTCAAGTAACGTATCAACGCCTGCGCTATAGCTCTTGCCGCTTGTGTAGCCGCTCTCGCCGTCTCCATAGCGTTCTTTGACCATACGTTCGTATTCTTGCACGAGATAGCCGTTAGCGTAGGCGGATGGGTATACGTTGTACTTGCGCCTAGCCTTGTCTCTTGCGCTTCGCCAGAGCGCCGGATATTTTACGTCATCCGGCACATCTTCGGCTTTCATTTCATCTTCGACATATCCACGTTCATCGTCGTCGTCTTCCATTTCGTCATCGTCGTCATCGGCTTCCCACGCATCGCACGTGTAGCCCGCCTGAAATGCGAAGTTGTACAGCGTGCATTGCATACCTTCGGCGTATTCGCACGTTTGGCAGCGTTCCGGTTCGTCGGTGCCAACGAAACGATAATTTGGCGCATCGGATTGCGCCTTGTCTACGTTGGATTCACTGGCATACAGCGCGGCCATTTGGCGCGCCGCCATCGCCCGTGTTTCGTGACAGCCTTCACGTTCCGACGTGCCTTCTTTGTAGACGCAATATTGATTGTTTTCCCTGCGAATTTCCCAAGGCATAATTTTTTTCCGATAAATAAAAAACCGGCGACATTGCCGAGAGAGTTTGTCTCAGCTAATGTCGCCGGGTACGGTTGAGCCCGTAGCGGGCATTTATTCGATTATTGATAACCCCACACGGCTAGGATAGCGTTAGTGTCTATCCGGTGAGCATACCCACGTTCGCCGTGTGGAGATTATCCACCTAGCCACGGGAACTCAATCTCATCTTCCACCGTCTCCGCATCGTCGCCATCGATGACGACAACAGACGATGCAGCGCCTTGACGCAACATCCACAGCACAGCGCCGATTACAGCAAACAGCATCACAGCGGATAAGCTACTCAGTCTGATAGTCAACGTGTCACCTTTGCCGTTTGCTTGGCGTCAATCTGCGCAATAGCACGTTCGATTTGTGCCGATTCTAGTAATATCGCCCGCCGACGTGCTACCAAATAATCACGTAATACGTTCGTTTGTTCTATCGGCGTGCTACGGTCCAGTGTAGCATATTCGTTTTCATAATTCAACACCCTAGTTGCCACACGCATCGCCTTTACCCCCGTCGCTATTCATCTAATGCACGTTGGATTGCCTGCTCAAAATCGTCTACGATGCGCTGTCGGTTGTTGTCTACAGCACGTTGGTCAGTCAACCAACGATTTCGATGTATTGCTGCTTGAAAACGCTCACTTTGCACAAATGGCCCATAACTGACCTTATTTCCGACTTTACCCGTTAGTCCTTGCCCGCTCTCGTTGATTCGAGTAGTCCACTTTTTTCCAAGGTTTTCCGATGTAAATCGAGTAACTCTTCCTTGCGCATTTGCCCACCCCCGCCCACGTACATATCGACTACCAGGTCGAGCCGGTGGATAT